GGGATGCTTTCAGCGTAGCACCATTCGTCAAGCATTATTACGAGGCGATAAAGAACAAGCTATGGAATCGCTAATGAAGTACTGTAGAGCTGGAGGCAAGATTTTGCGTGGCCTTGAGAACAGACGCAAAGATGAAAGAAGGCTCTTTGAAGGGTTATAATAAGTAATCTCAACACTAGAGAATACTTATGAAAATACTTTTACTTGATATTGAATGTGCTCCTAATTTAGCAACAGTATGGGGTATCTGGCAGCAGAACGTAGCATTGAATCAACTTCTTGAATCATCATACACATTATGTTATGCAGCTAAGTGGTATGGTGAATCAAAGATCATGTTTGACTCTATATATAAAACAGATCGTAAGACAATGTTAAAAAGCATTCATGCACTCATGGAAGAAGCTGACGTAATTGTTCACTATAATGGTTTAAGATTTGACATACCAATGCTAAACAAAGAATTTTTAGAAGCTGGTATGCATCCACCAAGCCCAGTAAAACACATTGATTTGTTAAGAGTAGTAAAAAGTAATTTTAGATTTGTATCAAATAAATTAGATTATGTTTCTCAGCGTTTAGGTCTTGGTAAAAAGACTGCACATGAAGGCCACGAACTATGGCTCAAGGTTATGAATAATGATCGTGCAGCATGGAAACGCATGGAAGAATATAATAAGAACGATGTAGTATTGCTTGAAAAATTATATAACAGGCTCAAGGGATGGATTAAACAACATCCTAACCATAATGCTTATAACGCAAATATTGTGTGTCCAAATTGCAGCTCACGCAAATTACACAAGCGTGGCGAAGTAAGGTCTAGAACATCCATATTCCAGAGGTATCAATGTCAAGGATGTGGTGCATGGTCAAGATCAAACATATCGCAAAAAATAAATAAAGAATCTCTTATTAACATTTAAGGACTCGTATGTCTGGCGATATTCAAGCACTATGTAACAAAATTGTAGGTAAAACTATTGTCAGTTGCGAAGTAGATTTTGAATCTCAAACTATTTATCTTGAGTTTGATGATGGCAGTCTAGTGGAAATATCTGGCGATAATTTAGATGTGTATACAGAATTTCAAGAACTAGATGACTAAGGATTAAGATGACGTTAGAAGATATTTTATCTGGTAATTTTCCAGCAGCTAAAAGATATAAAGCTGGCTATGAACAGATGCCAGAATATTTACAAGATCCATATCTTGGCTTAAGTACAAGTAACATTGGCAAAGTATCAAAAGGTTTGCTTGAAACAAAAGTAGGTGCTAAAGGTTTTGATCCTCGTTTTGATCCTCGTGCTAAAGAACAATTAAAACTACAAAACCTTAAGACTATTGTTGAGCCAACAGGCAGGCAAGATATTCCTAATGTATCACTAGCTGACTTTGAAGGTAAACCATTTATTACTTCTATGTCAGACAGAACAGCTGCTGGTGGTAGATTAGTGGGTATTAATGACACCATGCTTAATAGGCCTATTGATCTTAAGGGCGGCCAAGACTATATGTTTAATAATGCTGGTCAAGTATGGGCATCTGGCCAAGCACCTGTTAAACAAATAATGAATAATGCTCAAACTATTAAACAAATTACTGGCCAAGATCCATTGTATATGGCTTGGAGGATGGCACCAAGTGGTGGTGATTTTGCACACATGACTGGTGAAACAATGCTATCTTATGCTGACGCATCATTAGGCAAAACAGACAAGAAACAAATGGATAAACTTATTAACAAACTTATTCCTAATTGGAAAGGTGTTAGTAATCCAGAATCTATTGACCAGTACAGGGCAGCTCCAGATGCTGTTAGAAAGCAATTAAAAGGCCTCCTAGACGTTGAATTTAGAGATAAGGGTGGCATTGGTTTAGGTGAAGCAAGATTGTCTGTAGCTGATCCAAAACAACTTATAGCACCAGATGCTGGCATTATGAATATTGGTAAGATATATGCAGATCAACCAGTCATTATGAACTCTGGCCATCCATCATATCCTAGAGGTATTGCTGGTGAAGGTATTGGTAGATTAGAAAAGCAACATAGTATATTTGAATTATTGCCACAGGTAGCAGCACAAAGACAAATACTAGATCCATTAAATCCATCTCAGACAGATATAAGGGCATTGCAAATGAAACCTTATGCTGGAATTATTACTTCAGATCTTCTTAAGAAACTTGGGTATTAAATAAATATTCAGAACTAAAATCATCTGACATATGTTGATTAAAATTATCTAATAGCCATTGACGAACTTCAGTTTCATTTACCTTTGTAATATTAGACATTACACAATATGTTTCATGTAATGTAAGAGCCTCAAGCATATGCTGAGGCATCTTCACTTCAGTATTTACAATAGGTGACATTATTCGTCATCAAACCTTTGAAGTTGAGCTTCAATCTCAGGTGGATTAACAGCTTCCACTTCTCTCAAAACTGCAACCAATTTATTTTTAAACCATTCTGATTTAGCAAGATCCTCTTCTACGTTTCCTTTAAATGGGTAACGCAAGTCATACTTCATCTTACTACCTTTTAAGTACCCTACAAACTCTTCATCAGTAAGTCTAGACTCAATAATATCTATTGTTTCCAAGCCCTTAATATTATAGTGTTTTGGGTGATTTACATTGTCTGACATATTAACTCCTTAAAAAAATTAAATTAATCATTTCATATGTACCATATGCCATCCAAAATATGCTACCTATGACTATTGCCCATACTACCCAATCAATTACTTTTCCCATCAAATCCATTTACCATATTCCCTGCCAACTTTAACAGATACATAAGTTCTATTCTTAAATCGTTTATCTAATTCGTTACTATAAGTCCACTTTGGCAAAGTAAAATATCCTTGACTTTCCAAGTATTTCAATCTAGTCCTATTAGTGGCACACCCTTGAATGATGTCTTTAATGCTGCAATCTTTATTGTTTTGTATATAATTGACAATAAATTTGGCCTGCCTTGCATCATCTAATTTGGTGTACACAATTCACTCCTAATATACTTTAAAATACCATAATTATAACCACGCATTGTACACTCAATTAGCGTATAGTCAAGTAGTAATTCATCTATACGTCTACGATTGTATGCACTATGAAACTCTATAAGAAACACTACAGGAAAATGCACTAGGTTTTCTAGTATCTCAATCTCTGCACCCTCTGTATCAATTTTAATGATGTCACACGCTGGAAGATGTTTGGCTGACATTACCTTAACTATCTCACCTTCTTTGGCCTGTTCCTCACCTGCAAACATACTAGCCTCACCACAGTTATGAAGGCCATAATACATCTGACGTTCACCATCTTCTTTACCTATGGCAAAGTTCCTAATGGCTATATCAGTACCTGCTGTATTTTGTCTAAGCAAGTTAAAGTTTTCTTTTATAGGCTCATAACAATCTATCTTTGGTCGTTCAAAGTACTCATGTGCCCAGACTGCAAATCCACCTACGTTAGCACCAATATCTATAATGTATGGTTCTTTCATAGCACCAATAGCATATTCACCTTGAAATATTTTTCCTACATGACTAATCATGTTATTAGGAATAATCATACAAGCCTGCCACTAAACTGATAAGTTCCTGTATGGCCTAATTGTGCCCATGCTGCACCCCATACCTTAATACCATTATCACGAGCTAGTTTACAGAAATGATAATCTTCACTTAATAAATGATTTTGATCATCTATACTAGTGGCAAAGTATTCTGTTATCTTGTCACCTAAATCAGAGTTATCATTTACATCACTCATATTGTGTGTGTATGATGGACATTTATCTTTTAACTTTTCAAACACTTCACGTTTAATTAACATAAACCCAGTACCGCCATGTTTAATCTCAAATGGCTTATCTAATGGCACAAGTTGCTGCTTAGCATCGCCAACCATATTTACTACATACTCGCCAGTAAAGTATTTAAGTTGATCCTGTGGAACTTTCTTTTCAATAGCATAAGCCACACCACCCCAGTTAATTTCTTTTTTAGGGTACAGGCCACATATAATTTCTACATCTGCATCAATCATCTTTAATAAATCTTTTGCCTCAAACTGTATATCAGCATCAATAAACATTAAGTGTGTAGCATCA